TTTCTGTGTGGTGTATCTCAGTGACACCATGACTTGATCGAGTGTCTCTGACTCAGTATCACCAGTGTCATGTAGGTGTTCCATTGCTTCATTGAGCAAGTCTAGTACCTCACCAGTCTGTTTGTCAATCAAGCGATTTACTCTGATTCTGTTTTCATTTCTGAATGTGATCATACTCTTACCTCTTTCGCTTTGTCCAAATATTCTAACACCTTACCTACAGAGTTTTTGATTGTCTCAAACTCATACATAATATCATATAGTTCCTTAGTATAAGTTTCAATGTCGGCAATCTCTGCTCTCTGATCCTTCAAGTCTACAATCCAATCATCTAACTGTGAAAGTCTAAACTCAAAGTCTTTTAAATTGTTTTCAAAGTGTGTCATTGTTTTTGTTCCTCTTCTTTAGTCTGTCCTGAAGATCATAGTACTCTGGTTCATTGAGTTTGAATCCTAGTATCTTTGCCGCTATCGCACCTAGGAACAGCGACACAATGAAACCTACCCCAATGATGATTGCGAATGTTAAGAATTCCATACTGCTAACCACTCCTTTAAATCATAGACAGGATTATACTGTACTACTGCCGATCCTTCCTGTTCAATTGATACCCATGCAATAATTTTCATTGTCTGTTCCTCATTTGATTCCATGTATTCTACGCCACACTACCCATGTTATTGCCTGCATCTCATAGGCTTTGAGTGTACGTCCATTTATCTTTACTAACAAGCCTGCATTTCTGTATGCATCTTGAATCAATGCGTATTCTTTCTTGCCGATAGATATACTGCCGGTCAATCCTACTCTTTGAGCATGATAGATATTGTATGCATGCCCGTCAACAGTGCAGGTATTCTCACCCATGATATTCTCAAAGAAGCACACAATCTTTTGACCATTGAGTATTGCTTTGGTTTCACCATAGTCTGGTATCTCTTCCATAATCCTCCATGCTTTCTCTTTCATTTTGCCGTATGTCGATACCTTGAATGATTCGATTGAGTCACCATTGACATATGCAGTGCATAGGTCTCTGGCATTGTCAATGTTTCTATCCCACTTATTGTTTGGTGATAGTGCCGCAGTCACACCCACTACAATATGGATTGGTAGTTCTAAGTCTTCCGCTATCTTTAAGCACTCACAGTATGCAGTGCTGTACCATGTTACTCCATGCTCAATCTCTTCTGGTGTTGCAAGATTGTATATGCTCAAAATATTGTCAATGCTCATGATAGTTTCCTCTGTTTCAATGTAGGCAGTTTAGCATCATGCCTAGGATGTTCCATTAGACTTTAGTATTATCCTGCAAAGTTTGCAGTGTGTCTCTTACGCATATCTACTGCTATTGATATTTTGCCTAGGTGTAGTTGCGTAAATGTGTTTTGCTTTTGTAAACCCCAACCACGTGATTTCTTTTTCCGCAGTGCAATAAAGCCTTTTACTTTCTTACCAATTGCGAAACGCTTACGTCCGTTAATAGTCTCTGTTACTTTGATTCCAAACATGATAGTTTCCTCTTTTGTTTCAGTTTGTATAGGCAGTTTAACGTCATGCCTAGGACAATGCTATTATACTTTAGTCTTATGAGTGCTGTAACATCTCATTATAGTTTTCCAAAAACAACTCTGTGATAGTTGCACCCTGCCATACTGCTCCATCTGGAGTCTGTTCTGGTAGTTGTTTAATGATACTACCAACAGCATCAGCGATACTTTGTTGTTTATATACTGCCTGTTCTACTTCCTCCATCATCATACTGTACAATTTTTCATCATTGTTTAACCACAATGCAGTATTCCAATGATCCCAAGATTCGTATCCGTTGTAAGTAGTCATTTCTTAATACCTCTTTAAGTTTGTATGTAGGCAGTTTATGCACTTGCCTAGGTGCTGTATATTATACTTTAGTCTTACAGGAAGTTATCCTGTTCTTTCATTTGCTTGTTGACTATTTCAACAATTTCCATTCTTTCTTTAGTTGGACATCCTTTATCCTTTAGGATGTCTTTCACCATACTCAAAAATCCGTATGCGTCAACCTTTACATTACCTTCAGTGTGCAGGTTGAAGTTCTCAACTATCTTTGTTGCTCTTTGCTCTGGTGTTTTCATGTTCGTATTTCCTTGTGCTTGTTTCGATGTAGTCATTGAACCATTGTCGATCGATCGAGTCAAATCTTTTTTTAGATTACTTTGTTATATGGTTATTCGATTTGGTTCTATCGGTTTATATATTATATGAGTCTGTCTTGACTAACACGGGCTTCTCCAGGTGTCAACAGCTTTGTAGTCTAAGATGATTGTTGTAGTGCAACATAGCCTGTGGGGTGCTTCATAGACTCTCACACTTTGTCAATCCGACCATAGTCTATATTATACTTTAGTCTAATAAGCCTTGACAGGCATCTCAGACTGTGATAGACTATAGAGGCGGCATAGAAACAAGGCCGGGGAGGGCTATATTGCTGTGCAGTTTATTACAGTTGCCGCATAGACTTGCTAGAGCAAGAAAATAACAAAAAGAATAATAATAGTAATGCAAATCATTCGCATTAACATCTTGATTACTATATAGAATCTGTGCTGAATAAAATATATACGCAGTTGTTAGTAAAAAGAGCTTGACATCTGAATTATTTTATGGTATCATAGTGTTACATTTGGAGAATCTTTATGACCCAAGATAAAACTATAGACACAAGTATCAGTATTCCTGACACAGAGCAACAAGAACCTTTAAAACCTGTAAAAAGAAAGCGTGGTAGACCACCAAAAGCTGAAGTTGAAGCTAGAAAAAGAGGTAATAGAGGTGTTAGAGGCAGGCCACCCGGTGATGCCGCTAGAATAAACGAGTTTAAAGCTAGGCTGTTAGCCACTGCAGGCAACAGAGTAGTAGATAAAATTATACACATTGCGTTAGATGATGAACATCCCGGCCAAATGGCGGCATTAAAGATGTGTATGGACAGAGTTTTACCAATGTCTTACTTTGATAAAGATAAAGCAAACACTGGTAGGTCTCAGGTAAGTATTACCATCACAGGGGTTGGAGGTGATACTAAAATTATAGGCGAAAGTGATCCCATTGAAGGAGAAATCATAGAGCATGAAGACTGAATTACTAGAACAAGTCAAAGAAGATCTAGTTAAACATGAAGGATATGTAACTGAGATCTATTTAGACACTGAACATCTACCAACATTTGGTATCGGACACTTAGTCACTGAACAAGACATGGAACATGGTTGGCCTGTTGGCACACCAGTCACTGATGAAAGAATACTTCAAGTGTTTCATGATGATGTGGAAGTGGCCTATAGCGATGCCTGTGCAATATTCCTTAACCTAGACTCACAACCTACCAATGTTCAACGTGTTTGCGTCAACATGGCTTTTAATCTAGGTAGAAATCGACTGAGTAAATTTAAAAACATGGTTACTGCAGTCAATGAAGGGAATTACTCTAAAGCCGCTGATGAAATGATAGACTCTAAGTGGTATGGTCAGGTAGGAAACCGTAGTAAAGAACTTGTTGAGCTAATGCGTGGCTGAGTTAAACGTTAAACTTTTGCCTTGGCAACAAGAAGTATTTGAAGACGATACCAGATTTAAAATTGTAGCGGCAGGGCGGCGTACTGGAAAGTCACGTCTTGCGGCATGGTTGTTAATTCTTAATGCACTACAAACTGAAAAGGGACATGTGTTCTATGTAGCACCTACTCAGGGACAGGCTAGAGATATTATGTGGAGTACGCTACTAGAGTTAGCGCATCCTGTAGTTAAAGGATCGCATATTAACAACCTACAGATTACTTTGATTAATGGAGCAACCATATCCTTAAAAGGTGCTGATAGACCAGAGACCATGCGTGGTGTTAGTCTGAAGTTTCTTGTTTTGGATGAATATGCGGATATGAAGCCTAGTGTTTGGGAAACTATTCTTAGACCTGCACTAGCTGACCAGAAAGGCCAAGCTCTCTTTATTGGGACACCAATGGGGCGTAACCATTTTTACGACCTATACCAGTATGGAAGTCTTGGCGATGACCCGACATACAAGGCGTGGCACTTCACGTCTTATGATAACCCGATCCTTGATCCGGAAGAGATTGATGTGGCTAAAAAGTCCATGTCAAGCTATGCCTTCCGTCAGGAATTCATGGCGAGCTTTGAAGCTATTGGCTCTGAAATCTTCAAGGAAGAGTGGGTTACTTTTGATGAGCAAGAGCCGGAGATTGGAGATTACTACATCGCTGTCGACTTGGCAGGATTTTCTGATGTGGGTTCCATTAGTAAAGGGCAAAGTAGTCGACTTGATAGCACTGCTATTAGTGTTGTAAAAGTTAATGAAGAAGGATGGTGGGTTGCAGAAATTGTCTATGGCCGTTGGGATTTAAATAATACGGCTGAAGAAATCTTTGATCTAGTAGAATTCTACAAACCTGTAGCAGTTGGTATTGAACGTGGTATTGCTAAACAGGCTGTGATGTCACCATTGATTGATTTACAAAAAAGAAAACAACGATTCTTCAGAGTAGAAGAACTAACACACGGTAACAAGAAAAAAACTGACCGTATTGTTTGGGCGTTACAAGGACGCTTTGAGAATGGATATATTACTCTTAACAAAGGTGATTGGAACTCTGAGTTCTGTGATCAACTATTCCAGTTTCCTAATCCCCTTGTGCATGATGACTTGATTGATTCACTTGCATATATTGACCAGTTAGCCAAAGTACCTTACCACTATGAGGACTTTGACTTTGATGACTTTGAAATGCTTGACCCGATAGCAGGATACTAAAGATGGATAAACAGTACATTCAACCAACACTTGAAGAATGGGTAATGGACAAATGTGATCAATGGCGTGATCACTATGATTCTAATTACCGGGAAGACCATGAAGAATACTATCGGTTATGGCGTGGTATTTGGTCAGCAGAAGATTCAATGCGTCAGAGTGAACGCTCTAAGCTAATTAGTCCTGCGCTGCAACAAGCCGTTGAGTCAAGTGTTGCTGAAGTTGAAGAGGCTACGTTTGGACGTGGGAAGTTCTTTGACATTTCTGATGACATTGCTGATCAGAACAAACAAGATGTACAGTTAATCCGTAATCAATTAAATGAAGACATGCAGTTTACGCAGACACGTAGACAGGTAGCTGAGTGTATCCTCAATGCCGCAGTGTTTGGCACTGGTATGGGTGAACTGGTAATTGAAGAGACTAAAGAGATGCGTCCTGCAACTCAACCTATTATGGATGGTGCTCTTCAGGCAGTAGGTGTAGAAAAGAAAGATCGTTTTGTTGTCAAGCTACGCCCTGTACTACCACAGAACTTTTTAATTGATCCGATTGCAACATCAGTTAATGAAGCACTGGGTGTAGCGATTGATGAGTTTGTACCACTGCATCAGGTTGAGATGGATATTGAGCGTGGATACTATCAAGA